GTTTACTTGTCGCCCAACGTCGTTCGTGGCAATCACCTTTACGGCTGTGGTGCCGACGCTGTATTGGGCGGTCGTAACGATCACTTGCGGGACTCCGGCTTGATTCCGAACGCGGCGTCGACTTCGTCCTTGGTGAGGTTGCCGTCGAGGCTTGCGCTGGCAAGTTTTTGCAGCACCACGATGCAGGCCGATACCCCGGCGATGGCGCAGGATTTCGCGATGGTCAGTTCGGGGGCTAGGGCGGCTGCCCCGGTGACCACGCCCGCGGCTGAGGTCAGGAATAGGGCGACCATGCGCCCGAGTACGTCTTTGAGGATGCTGAGGTTCATTCGTCGTCTCCAATCACGGCGTTCAATAGAAAGTGTAAGGCAAGGCCGAAAATCGTGCCGTAGATTGCGGCGGTTTTTGTGTTGCCGCCAAGGGTGATGATGACGTACCACGATCCGAGAAGGGTTAGCGGTAGGGCTTTTAGTTCATTTTTCATTGCGCCTCCGTGCGCTGGCTACGGACACGGCTTGCATGGCTACGTTGACAACAAGCACTGTTTGGGCTTGTAGTGGGGTGACACCGGGCGCAAGTTGTGCGCCAATGACTTTGGCTGCGTTGACAGCCCGACTATCCGTTTGCACGATGGTTGTGTTCGGTATTGTCTCGGGCAATGGATCAACAGGGAGGGTTGTCGTGGACGAGGACGTTGAGGTCGTACTTGCGATTGTTGCGATTGTTTGCGTTGTGTTCGCTTGGGTGGTGCTTGTCGCGTCGTGGTAGACGCTGGTTGTGGGGGACACCGTCACAGCGGTCGTGGTTGTGGTGGAAATCTGAGCCGGTGCGCTGGTGGTGGTATTGGCGGGTTCGGGCGCGGTTGTCGTTGTCGTGGTGCTTGTCGTCGACGTGGTGGTCGTTGTCGAGGTCGTCGTGGTGGAACTCGTTGTCGTTGCGATCTCGGTGGTTGTGGTGGCAGGTGCGGAAGTGGTGGTGGTCACGGATGGCCCGTATGACCAGACATATTGCGGCCCGGGATTGCCATCCTTCCACGCTTCGCAATCGGCCCAAGTAGGCCAGTATCCGGCGTTGGCGTCGGCGTCTGGTTGTTCCATTGGCCAGTTGTCGGTGTTGGATTGCCAGCAGGTGAAGGTGCGGGCGTTGGCGTTGCCGGGCCAGATCAGGGCGGCGGACACGGTTGCGGCGGGGATCACCCACCGCGATTTCATCCTAGTCTTGCGCCGTACACCGTTACGGTGCCGGTCAACGTAGCCGTTCCAGCCGACGTGGTAATGCGAATACCTTCGTACGTTGTGTTTACGGTGTGGCGGCTATTACCCCTGACGCCATAATCGCCGCCCGTGCCGGTGTATTCCCCAAATGTGTATGCGCTCAACTGCGGGTTGTACAACCACAATGAAAACGCTCCACCGTACACCGAGTCAACGTACCCACAACGGGAACCTGTTTGTGCGCTTGCAAACTGTCCGGTGACTGTTGCTGCGCCCCACGATTGGTAGTACTCAACATTGTCGACATTGGTACCCGTGTTGGTTGTCGTTCCGTCCCGCAATAAGTAATAAAGCGTGGCGTCAGCCGAAGTCGTGAATGATCCTTGGATCAAATAGTGGTTGTAGGTGGTCGTGAAACAACTGTCAATGTCTTTTGACGTGTTCGCACTAAAGGTTGTGTTTGCGACGTACACAAAACCGCCGTTGTTCAAGTAGGTGTTCGTGTCTGACGCGGTCAGCACCTCACCAGTCGTAAACGTCTTCACAGCCATGTCAGTATCCTAACTTGTTGTAATCCAAGGTTCCGAAAACGGTGTTCCCAAGAATTAGGTAGTTGTTGAGATCGGCACCAGATAAATAGAACGTGTACCGAGATTCAGCCGGAGTGGCTGTAAACGACGCGCCCTCGATAACGCATTGGTAGGTGGTTCCACGGAACGCCACCGATACTTGAGTTCCCGGCGATTGTGAAAAATTGTTTGCGCCAGTAAATCCAATTTGGTCAAGCCTGAAAAAGTTCTGGGCCTCGCCCAAACAAGAAACGGAACCAATCGCAAATTTGGCGGTTTGATAATTGGACAGCAAGTAATTGGCTTGATCGGTCGCCTGTGCGGTTGATGAGGACAAGGTGTTGACCTGATAAGTGCGGTATGGGACGGTCGCGCCGGTCTTGGTGGCCGTGGCTGCCGTAAATGATTCGGGGGTGACGGTGACCTGTGTGTAAAAGTTGTCCGCCAAACTGTGAAAATCGATTTGGTCGTATACCTGATTTGCGTCGTTATTTGTTGTGTCGGAAAAGTTGATACTTGAGACGTATGGGTTGAATGGCGACACAACAGAAATAGTGTTTACGTCTACGCCGTCCCACAGTCGAGCGTTGTACGTCAACGCAGTGCGGTTTAGCCAGTCACCCCATGTGCTATTGATTGTGGTTGCAGCCCCGGTTGGCGAACTTGTGCCCGGAGCAACCCAGTTAATTGTTGTGCCTGTTTGCGTGGATGCAGTTGACATCTGCACGGAAAGCGTGTTTGCCGCCATTGAATAGCCTTGGCCTTGCATGCGGCCAAGAACGGCAAAAGTCGCTTCGCAAGTCACGTCAAGGTAGTCAGCGTTGCCGACACCGCCTGAGTACGGGATGCCGTACCGGACCACCACGTCGTTGATTTTGCCGACCCATAATGTTTGCCCGGAGGTTTGGTTGACAAACTTGATGTTTGTGCCAGACACCATTGCGGTATTTGGTGTCGAATAGCCATACGGGTAGCGAATAGTGAAACTTGCCGTGGAAGCGTTGTACTGGTCAAGTTGTGCCTGCCGACCGATGCTGATGGTCATGCTTTGCACGTTGTTCAGCGCCGCCCACGTGACTCCGTCGGTGGAGTAGTACGGTGTGTAGTTCTGAAGGCCCATTAGTAGATCGTGCTGGTGCGAATTGGAACGGAACCGTTCTGACGCATGTAGGTGCGAAGTGCAGCCACGACTGCGTTTGGATCACCGCCGTTTACATGAATGGTGACGTTGTTGCCCATCTGTCCCATTTTTGACAGCGGCACGACAGCCTCCGGCCCGGCCTCACCGATCAAAGCCAATGTAGGGCTGGCGACAATACCGCCTTCAGCCATGCGGGGAACGCCGCCACCGCCGCCCTTGGGCGACTGGTTTCCCCCGCCACCGCCGCCAAACAGGCCATTTAAAACTGGGGCGGCGGATACTGGGCCAAGAATTAGACCAATGAGTTTTGCGGCTGTTCCCCCAAGTTTGCTGAACTTGTCAAGCCTCTTGTACAGTTCGTCGAACGCAAGATAAAGCGCAACCACTCCGGCAGCAGCAATGACATACGGGTTTGCTGCCATTGCTGCGTTGACCGCCATTGTGGCTGTAGCAATACCGCCGATCGCAAGTGCAACTTTTGTAAATACTTCAGGGTTTTCTTGCGCCCAATCCGCAAACTTTTGCAGTTCAGGAAGCGCCTTTTCAACTACCGGAAGCAATGCCGCGCCGATGCTTTCCTTTGTTTCCGAAAGGGTTAGATTGAGACGCTTAAAGCCGCCTTGTGCTGTGCTGGCTGCGGCGTCAGCCGAATCCGCAAACTTTGCTTGAAGGATGCCCATTGCTTCCCCGGCTGACATGCCGTCCTTGATAAGCCCCTTAAGGCTTGGGTCAAGTTTGGCAAGGGCCGTGACTTGCCCGCCATAGGCTTTTTCAAGGGCTGTTGTGACCGTGCCTAAGTCCTTGCCTGTACCGGCTGAAATGTCCATCGCAAGGCGGACGGCATCTTGAGCATCTTTGACGTCGTTTGTTTGTCGGACGAGTTTTGCTAGTGCGGGACGCAATTCGTCGTCCGCTACGCCCAACAAGCGGCCTTGTGCGCTAATCCAATCCTCGACAGATGCAATCTGGTCGTCGGTTGCCCCGGTGCTGTTTTTGATTGCAAGAGCCAGTTGCTTTTGTGCGGCCTGATCCTCCATAGCGCCCTTGACAGCGTCCCCGAGCGCTACCGCAAGCCCTCCAAGAGCCGCAGCGGCAGGCACAGCGGCTTTTTTGATGGCAAACTGTGCTTTAGACCCAGCCCCTTCCAGTTGCTTAAACTGTTGGACAGCGTTCGAGATTCCCTTGCCGTCAAACTCGGAAATGATGGGGATTGAAATCACTTGAGTTCCCGATTCACTTGGTTCACGATACGCAACGCGGCCTGTTCCATTTCACGGGTAATTGCACCACGCTTGCGGTACACGGCTGGCCCAATGATGCGTGTCCGACCGGGGGACAACGGCCCTAGGGACTGACCAAGACGGTTGGGCGTTTTGCGGCCTGCGGCCTCAAAGATTGCGGCTGCCACGTTTGTTTGCTGGATCACAATGACGGCTACGGCGTTGCGGGCCGCGTCCAATTTGACTTTGACGCCTCGAGCGGCCTTTGCGGCGTCGTAGGGGAACTTTTTGGTTCCGTCCTGCGTCCAGTTGTAGCGCATACCAGAGAGCGGTAGCGCCCGGACGACGTACTCGCGCTGCGCCTCCTCAATCGCAGGCTGCGCAATACGGGTCGCTTCTTGCTGAAACTCTTTACGGAGTCCCGGCTCAATCTTGTTCAGGGCGCGAATAGCGTCCTTAATGCCTGCAATCTCAATGTTTGTCGATGCTGTCATTTCAGGGCTTTCGCTTGCTCATTGAGAATCGTAACAACCGTGGCTAGATCGCGTGACTCAAATGTAATTGTTGGAGGCCAGTACCCCGTAGCCACTAGCACTACGGCTAGGGCGTGGGAGTAACTGCCTCGTCCGTAGGGTTTTCGGCGTCCTGCCCAACAACCTCGATGGCCTGCAATTGCTTGATGTAATCGTCAAACAAGAGCGGTACCGGGATGTTGGATTGTTTGCAGGACTCGTATGCCATGAACGCCAAGTCCTCAACGCCAATACCGGACGAAAGGTCGGAGGCTTTGCGCTTGTACTTCCGTTCCCACGCGACAATCACAAAGAGGTTGGTGGAAACGGTGTACGAGTTGTCGGCGGTTGTGACCTTGAGGTCAAGTTTCATTTTCTTCTCCTAGGTTCCTGTGGATCAGGTGATGTCGCGGGCGAATGTACCACCCGTGAACGTTGCCGTAACGCTAGCCAGTTCGCCAACGGTGGAGTTCACCGGGGTGAACGACGCAAGCATGGCGTTCGTGATTGTGTACTCGGGGTTTGAGGCCGACTCGGTCGTGCCGCTGGGGCTAATGACGAGCGTGGTGCTGCCGGTGCCAAGGTACGAGTAGAGCGCGGTTTCGACTTCTGAGGTTGACCCGCTGCCGCCGTAGGACAGGAACAGTTCGAGGGCGACCTCGACGGTCTGGAGTCCCTGCACGAAACGGTGGCCCGTGTCGCCCATGGCGGTGGATTCGAGCGAGTCGTAGCCGACGGTGAGCGTGACCGACTTGCACTGGTCGCTGAGATCGACGGTGGTTGCGCCCTGAGTCACGTTTACCGTGGCGTTGGACAGGAAGGTGGTTGTTGCCATTTTGGTTCCTTTAGTTACGCCGCACAGCGACGGCTACGGTGAGGTCGTAGGTGGGAATGTCTTGCCCGCCGTACGTCGCGAACCCGGGACGGCCCGAGGTCACAGCGATTGTTGAGTTCATAATCGTGTCCGCCTGCGTGATCAGCCAGTCGGACGCATCTTGATTGCCCGGGGGCGCTGCAAGGATGCGAATCTGCAAACGAATGTCGCCCACGTTGTATGTGAACGAATCCCACGTCGGCAATTCGATCAGCACGGACATGGGGCGGGCGTTGCGTGGGTCGGTCACTACTGCGTAGCCCAAGCCCTCGAGAGCCGTTTTGGTGGCTGTGATGGCCTCGTAGAAGATTCCTGAGGCCATTAAGCAACCTGCGCACGTCCGCACCCGAGCAACTGCATGATGCGGCCCAATGTCGACGGGATTGGGAAGGTTCCCATGCCGTCAAAGGACGCGAACGAGTCAACGGAGCCGCGTTCCCGGTAAAGGGTGGCGGCGTACATGATTGTGCCGAGTTTTACGTCGGCACCGGGGGCCGTGGACTGCGAATCGACGTACCCGGCTTCGACGCGTTTGCGGTAACAGAAAGCGTTGCTTGCGTTCACGCAGTAGGTCAGAAAAGAGGTGTCATTTGCGGTCGCGGCGCTGATGCCGAGCCATGTTGTCACGTCGCTGGAGGTGATCCACGAAACGGAGACGGTGACGGTGACGGTGCCGGAGTCGGCGCTGTAGTCCACGTCAGCGGCTGTGTTTGCGTAGAGGACTTGGTTCGGCTTGTCTACTGTGTAATCGAAAACGAGGTAGCCCTCGTCGTCAACCTCGACAAGGCCGTACGGCTCGACACTAATGACGGTGAATGTGCCGTCGAACGAGTTGCCGACGTTTGCGACGGTGATGCTGTCGTTTACCTGTATTTCCGTGGGCGTGAGGGTCTGCACCGCAGCGACGTTGTCAACGCGGCGAACGTGGGTGACTGTGTAACTAGCCACGGTGCAGACTCCTCAATACCCGGTCGGAACTCAGGTCAACTTGACGAACTTCGTTGCGTCGATCATGAGCGTGGCGAAGTAGCCGCGCCATGCGATCGTGCGCGACAGCGTCGAGGGAACGTCGATGGTGAGTGCGCCCTTCTGCTGCTCGAAGATTTCGTAGCCGGACGGGTCGCCGACGATGACGGTGTCGCTTGCGAAGTTGCGGTCAACGACGACCTGCAAACCGAAAGCGACGTTGTTGCCGTTTGCGGAGCCGGGAGCGACCGAGCCAAACGCGTTCATCGGGCCGACCTGCGGGAACAGCGGGCGTCCTGCGCTGTCGACCAACTTGCCGAGGTAGGCGAACATGTTAGGCGACAGGAACAGGTGCGTCGGCAAGTTGCCGTTGCTGTTCGTCATGATGGTCGACGCGGCGTCGTAGATGTCAGACACCCACTCGGAAGCCGAGGTCGGGTCTGTCAGTACCGCAGACTGCGAGCAACCTGCAAGAAGGTTGTCGGCTGCAACGTCGTCGGTCTTGTTTGCGTAGATGCGCGCCATGTCATCGAGGATGAGTGCCAGCACCGCCGGGTCAGTCCAGTCCAAGTCCTGCTCCGAAATGGTGACGTAACCACCGTAGGTTCCCTTGGTGACCTGATTCGACGAGACGACGAACGTGCCGGTCTGGAGGGCGGCGTTCTGTGCCGACTGCACAGCCATCGACGTATGGGTCGTGACGGACGGACGGATGAAGATCTGGCCGCTTGCGGGCATTGCCTTCGTTCCGACGGCGTCTATGACGGGGCGCAGGCCACGGAAGTTGTTGTACACGGGGCCGACGATGTTCTGCGGCAGGATGCCCGGGGTCGACTCGGTGTCGACGTACGGAGCCGACGGGGCAGCGGCCTTGAGGGCTTCGCTCATCCGGTGCCACGCGTCGCCGCCTGCGATCGCGGCTGCGATGTACTCGGCTGCGGTCGGCAGCACTTCCTCGCGCTTGACGGCCTGCGCGAAAATGGGCGCGGTCGGGACGACGGCTGCTTCGACAGCCGGAGTCGGGGTGGATTCGGTTGACATGGGTTCCTCCTCAGGAATGTCAGGGGTTTGGGGTTCGTCATCATCCGGCTGGGATGCTGCGATTTCTGTGATGACCGCATCCTTAAATGCGGGTTGGGCGACAAGGCTGATCTCAACGAGGTCGGCCTGTGAAACGACCATGACGCCGTTCTTGTCGTACTTGTACTTCACCGGGACAGCGCCGACCGACACGGAGTCGTAGGCGCCAGCCTTGATGAGTTCGATTGCGTCGTTTGCCGCTGCCGTCTTGGCAAACGTGGCGGTGAACAGCAGTCCTTCGTCGGCGTTGACCATTTCGGTAACGACGCCGCGCAATTGCGACATGTCGTGGCCCTCGAGCAGTTTGGGGCGCTTGCCCTCGGTGTCGAATGCACCCGGGGAAAAAGAAACTTTTTCGCCGCCCGACACGGTAGCGGGCGTGTCCCAAGGGACAGCGACACCCGTGATGGTGCGGGGGCTGTCCTCGCCCGCTGCCGCGTCAAGGGTGACGGCAGAACTAATGAACTGGATCATGCGGGAACCTCCACGGGTGCAGGCTGATTGGTTGGGGCGGGCATGTCGGGCATGTCGGAAATTTCTGACGCGCTGAACTCGCCAATGTCGAACTCGACGTAACGGCCCCGGGGCAACATGAACATGCTGAGGGTCTGCTCGATTGCGTCAGCGAAGCCCTTGAGGCCGAATAGGTACATGTCCTGTCGGGCCTGCTCGGCGTTTTGGTACGTCATGGATGCGCCCTGTGTCGGTGCGGAAACCATGTACGCGGGGATGTTGCACAGGCGCGCCATTTCAAGGGCTTGGTCGGAACGCAACTTGGCGACCGTGAGGGACGGGTCGTTCTTGTATTCCTTGAACTCGACTTGTCGCGATAGCGCTCCAATGGCCCGCTTTTTGCGGCCTGCGCCCCACGCCGAGGCAAGTTCGCCGAGGTCGTCGCCGGACATGTCCTCACCGTCAACCTGCTGAAGGTAACCCGGGGGTGTCTCAAGTTGGGCGTAGCGGTCGGCGGCCTGATCGAGGTACAGGGCGGTGTTGATGGCGCGGGCGCCCGAAAAGACGATGCCCATGTACGGGGACAGGAATTGGCACACGTTTTGTGTTTCAAGCGGAATGCCGTTCCACTCAACAACGTCGGCCCAACCAAAGAACTGTGGCCCGGTCATGTTCGGTGTCTGAATATTGGCAGCGGGCAGCCACTCAAGCGTTGCCGGGAGGCCCGTCGAATACCGCGAGGTCACGTAGGCAAACGCTCGACCGTAAAAGAACATGTCGGAGAAGATGTTTGCCATGAAGAAGTTGCGGGTGTTCTTTGGATCGGGCTGCTCCATCCACGGCTCAAGCGGGAGGTAAACCTCGTCGTAGTCTGTGCCGTTCCATTGCTTGCTGTAGTGCTTGAGTTCAAACGCACCGATCATGGATGCAAGCAGGTCGCGGCTGCGCGAAATTGTGGGATTCGTGAGAGCGTTGAGTTCGGCGTTGCCGACTGTGTACGAAACGAAGTTGTTTGCCGCGCCCATGCCAGCGGCTGCGCGTAGAGGGGCGCGCTCAGGCTCGGCTATGACTCGACGGGTAAACAATCCCACACGGGGATTCTCGCACACGGTTGTTGCATTTGCAACTACCCAAACGCAATAGCCGCTTTTCGGGTTTGCCCCGGTCGGGACACAAGTGCCGACCCGATGACAAGGCATCGGGCGCACTCGATCGGCCCGGGGGAGCGTTGACTGGAGATGACGACGCCGCCTTGGGCCTTGACAAGCACCGCCCGGTTGACGTGTTCGCCGAGCATGTTGCCACCGTCGTGGCGCACCTTGCCCTCCAAGATTAGTTGTCTGATTAGCCCGGTGTATTTGACCATTTCGCCGTAGCCCCATTCGATTGTGCGCCGCTTGTACCGCTCAGGGGTATGAATGTTTAGCCCTGGGGTGATGGCGAGGGATAGTTTTTGGTCAGCATCGAGGGCGGCCTCGATGGCTTGCCACATGCCTGCGTTGGATTCGGTTGCAAACTTGACGGTTGCGACTACTTCCCCGGCGGAGTTGATGCGGCACCAAATGCCGACGTACTTGGAGTCGTCA